TCATAAGGCCACCGTTGTCCACCCCTTACCTCGATCATCATGGTACCTATCCGTTTGTTGTTGAGTTTTATGTCCAAGTAAATCTTTCGTGTTTATACCCTGGGCTTTATATAGCCGCTCGGAAAGCGATCTTTGTTCATGGAAAGTTGCCGGGGTACCTTGTCCCCAGTCAATATCTGCACTGTCTCTTGCCTTGCTGAAATTCATGGTCAGTGTTCTGGGTTTCACCTGTGCTCCTCGCTCAGCCTGTGAGGTGGTTCTAAAGAAATGAACCAAATAAGGGCTTACTGCATAATCCCGGCAACGACTGATTACATCTCGGAGGCTCCAGTTGATTGCGTTGCAACGCAGAGCTAATGGTATAGCGATTTTGCTTCCGGTTTTCTCTTGCTCAACGTGTAGATGATCGTCCCAGATGTCCGAGAATTTCATACGGGATATATCACCTAGTCGCTGTCCTGTTACTATGGCTAAAAGCATGGCGTTCCCCATGTATTTGTGATTTTCATCGGCTATATCAAAAATCTTTTGCCATTCCTCAAGTGTGAGGCGCTGGCGAGTGATCTTTCTACGAGGTTGTTTAGTTGCTAGTGCAGGGTTATAACCAGGAGGTACTTCTCCCGCATGCTGAGCTTCTTTAAAAACATCTATTAGGACAGAGCGAATGACCTGAGCCATTCTGGGTTGTCCCTCCGCTAAATATTCATCAAGAATTTGCGCAACATCTCGAACATTGACAGCGGATATTAATTTCATTCCTACCCGTTCCTTAAGCAGAGATACTGGTTTTGCTTTTTGTTTGATAGTGTTTTCTTTAATATCTCCGGACTTTAATCTTTCCTGCTGAATCTTCCAGTAACGTTCAAGCCAAGTGTTAGTTGATATTGATTTTCCTGAGCTGGTGGAAATTCTGTCAGTGATTGCCATTATCTGGCGGGTTTGTTGTTCCGCCAGTCTTTTATTTGCTTCAATAGCTATTGCCGTGGCCTCTGCTTCGTCTGTTCCTAGACTATGAAACTTACCAGTTATCGGGTGCTTATAACGCCAGTATACTTTATTAACCTTTCTACTGAAGAGCGGGTATAAATTTGGAATAGATATATTATTTTTACGTGGTCTGGCAGCCATCGTTCAAAATCCTCTGCAAAAGAACAGGGTCGCTTTTCTTTACTACAGGAGTGGTCAATGTACCGACCAACTCAGCATCCTCCCTGACGCGCCAGAATCGACCTTCTTTTTTGGCTGGGGGAGAAAACATATTCTGTTTAGCATAATTCCTGAGAGTGGAAACACTTGGAGGATTGCTTCTGTATTTCTCGTTTGCCCACTCTTCAAGGGTTAACATCTGGAGCATATGTTTTACCTCATTATGGCCCATTGCTGGGCCAGTATCTGAAAATAAAAAATCAGTTTTGCATCACTTTTTGCAGCACCTGATTGCCGGCAATTATTCGCTGCCAGATCGCTGATACATAGCGGGCCTGATGAATAGCATCAGCGAGGGCATTGTGACGAGCCCCTTCAAACGGGATCGTTGTTTTGGGGTCGAAGCTAATGGCCTGGCCGAGCTCTACCATTGTTCGTACGTCCCGATCGTTCCAGTATTCCCACGGATAATCTTCAGCAATGCAATCGTAAGAAGAACGCAGAATAGAGTTGTCAAATGACGCACCGTTACCCCATACCTGTGCCTTTTTGCTCCCACCAGCGACATTATCAGAAACAAATTCTCTGAACTGGAGTAATGCATCCTGCAACGGGATAGCATCATCATTTACGATCGCAGAGCGTGCTTCGGAAGACTGCTTAAGCCACCAGATAACAGTAGATGGATCGATTACGGCGCCCCAGTTCACAGAGGATTCAAGGCATACGACTTTATAGAAACTTTCGCCAATAGAGCCGGTTGCCGGGTCAAAAACAACCGCACCAATAGCGACGATAGGGGCGTTATGTTTTTTACCCATGGTTTCCAGATCAACCATAACGTGAACATAATCAATTGGCTGATCTTCCTCCTTATTATGATGACCGGATTCAATATCTACAGCATCCGTTTGATGAACAACTTCATCTGTTTTTTCTTTTTGGTTAGCCTTGCCCGTAACGTCAAAAAGACCGTCAATGGAAAATACTCCGTCCCCAATTTTTGAAACTTCAGGCTGCCTGGTCTTGGTAAGGTCTTCGGTCACCCACTTCGGATCCGTAGGGTCGCTAATCCCTTCAACATATTCGCCGCGCTCGGAGGCCGGAACCTGATTAGCGTCTGGACGTTGCTTTTGAGCCTCTTTTACCAGTTCGGTACCAACTGCTTTGAAGTCGGAGGAGAGTGTTTCCAGTTTTGCGCTGCAATCCTCTCCGGCGATTGCTTGGTTTATTGCATCCAGAGTGACTGCAGCAGATGGAATATGCCCCGCCTTGGCAAGCGTTTCAGCGCTCGGGGTATCATGCTTATGTTCAGTCAGATTCGTGTTGATGTAGCCACGCAACCGATCTGGAAAAAGAGTTATTCCACTGGATGCTTCCCTGATAAGTGCAAAAATCGCTGCACGGGAATAATCAAGGATGCCTGGTGTGCTCCGTAATACTGCAGACCATTCTTTAAATGGACTTTCTTTCTTCTGTACTATTTCCTTCGCGCGGCGGTGGACTGATGCCGGAAAATTATAGATATCAAAATCCATAGGCATCGTCGCAAGAGCGATCTCTATATCCAGTGTATCCAGCGAATGCTGATAATCCGGATTGCGGTCAGTTTTGTTACCGCCACCAGCATTGGCGCCGGTATCGGTTTTGTTTATTGAGGTGATATAGTGTCCAGCAGCCCATTCCTTTGTAAGGATCCCGCGGTCAATGTGCGACGTTTCAAGCCACAATTTGGCGAACTGAATTTGCTTGCCGAGCTCATGGCGTTTCCCCACAGGAAATACGCTCTTAAATGCACTGGTAAATTTCCACAGGCCAGGCATATCATATTTTTTAAGCTCCGGAATATTTTCTGCCGTCAGCAGCAGATTCTGCACACCCTGATTATCCGTATCCATTTCCATCGCTGAAAGGCGGTTACGATGAGGAATGCTAATGTGATACACGTGACGTTCGTCGGCCATATACTGGGCAAGCAGCTGCGTGCGGAATGACATTTCCGCCAGGTTGAAGAGTGCTTCTTCATTGTTCGAATAGTCTTCTTCATCACTATTTGCAGGAGATATATCGTTTTCTGGTTTACTGGAGGGCTGTGGTTCAGCAGCCGCCGGCGCAACGATTTTTTGCCATGTCAGCCCGTCTTCACCACCAAGCTCGTAGCGATCGCACCAGGTGTCATCCAGTACACCTTCTTCCGGTAAGTCATCAACGATGAGCCAGTTGGTGCGGATCGGCAGCTGATGGCTGGCGCCACGGCCAACGTTAATTTCAGCGTCTTCCAGGATGTCCAGGATTTTGCGCTCGGCGCGAGAATCGGATTTAGCAGAGAACCAGCAGAAGAGGCTTTTCGCTTCGTTTGCTTTTGCCTTAGCTTTAATGAGATACGGGTAGTTGTTCATTGCGTTTGGGCTCCTTTGGATTGTAAGATACCCGGCAGCTGATGGCAGCCGCCCTGGTGGTGGTCATTGGTCAAAACTCGATTCCGGAAAGCTTTGGTCGGCTGACCGGGTACTTAACCCGCCTTGCGCGGGTTTTGTGCTTTATGGGGCTGGCGAATCGCCCCGCAGCAGCTGTGATACGCGAACGTCGTCAAGCGCTCGCAGGATAGGCTCAAAAGTTTTATGGGCTGGCAGTTTAGATACCGCAGTGATCACTTCTGTAACGGTGATGTCATCGCCGCGGGGGCTATAACCACCACCTGGGCCACGCTGTGAAATAACCAGGTTACCCGCCCGCAGCTTTTTGAAGATCTGCTCAAGGTATGAAGTAGACAGCTTTGACTCTTTACTGATGGCCGTCAGTGAAACGGGCGAGCCGTCATAGAGCTTATTCAAAGTGGCGGCGGCCTGGACAGATGCCAGAACGCGTTTCATTCCAAATTCCATAATCACTTCTCCGGCCGTAACGGCCATTGGTCAAAACTCGATTCAAAAACTCGCTGCAGGCTGTTGGTCGTCAGCCATGTTTTGTGCATTTCGGTAGGGGAGGCACTGGCCCTGTACTTTTTGTTCATCGGCGTTGCTGTTGCAACTGGCCTCTGATGGATAAACACCGATCAGAACATCAGAGCATTCACCAGTGAGAGCACAAACGCTGATGACAAGGGCAAACAGGGTATTCATGCCTCAGCCTCAGGGTTTCCTTTCTGCGCCAGCAAGTAACACAGCTGGCGTAGTCTCACCTCGAACCAGTTCAGGCGGGTCGCCTGGTTCCCGGTAGGTACTCGGGCAAAATCCTTCATAGTTATCTCCAGTTAACTCAGTATTAGGATGTGGTTTTGCAATGCGGCGCCGGGTGCCTCCCGGTGACGGCAGCCAGTTAACAACTACCGCCGACAACTTTTTCCCCACAACGTGTGAATAACCGCCATGTTTACTTTTTTAACTGTGTCGCGTGCGCATAGCCGCATTCACCGCATTGCAAACCCTGATTTTTTATTTTCACTACTTCGACGCGCTTCGTCGGTGGTGTCGTGACGCTGATCTTCACGATTGAGCTTTTTCACCCTGCAATTCACCACCACGAAGCGCGCAGGATTTCCATTACATTTCAGAAGAGGCGCAGTCTGCCGGCTTACCTGAAAGCGCCGCGGTAAACTCGCTGAAACTCAGCGCCTCCTCACCTTCAGAGAGGCTTTCAAAATAGTCTTCATATGCTTTATCCATACTCATTTCTTTCCCTTAAGGCCGGGCAGCCGAACGTTGAACCTGCTGCGATTGATATTGCTGTCATCTCATCCGGTGTTTCGTATGCCGCCGGCAGCTACTTCGTGGGCTTCCTGCCTCGATGACTTGCTGCGATGGAATGATTAAAGCATTGGTTTATGCTTGATGTCAACATTGGATTTATACAGATGCAAACTTTTGCTTTAATCGAGACAGGGGAGCTGTTGGAGTGATTGAGGCTGCGCGGCAGGCAAAAAAAAACCGGCATTTGCCGGTTTCATGGGGTGAGATCAGAGATGTTAGTTAGTGTCGCTAGCCTTAAATCGACCACGGAGATATTTCTCAACATAATCATCGATTTCTTTTAGGCGGACTTCAAACGTATCAATCATTCTCTCTTGTTCAGCCTCAGGTAACTGCCTAAACAGACGTAACATTTTGCTCTCATTTGGCTTGAGGCCTGAATCTTCAGATACTTTCTCTCCAAGCAACCAAGTTACAGACACATTGGCAGCTTCCGCGAGGGCAATCGCGGACTTTTTACTGATTACTCCTTTCTTAAACCACCCATTCACCGCTTGAGGTGTAACTCCAGCAATGCGAGCCATATCCGCCTTGCTGATCCCTCTTTGAGTAATTTCTTCCAAACGAGCAATCAGTTGGTTGTTGAGTTCTTCAGTGTTTTTCATAAGCCCATTGTAAAGGTTTAGTTTATAGCCACAATAAATTAAAAATTTGCATTGAATATAAACCTATGCTTTATTATGCCTAACTTAACGAGGAGATAGATATGACAGCCCTTGATAACGCAATTCGAGTAGCTGGCTCAGCCAATAAATTAGCATCAACGCTTGGAGTAAGCGGCATGGCAGTAAGTCAGTGGAAAACAAAAGGTATTGTGCCTTCATCGCGAGTTTTACAGGTTTTTAATGCAACGGGCGTTACGCCTCATGAATTACGTCCTGATCTATATCCGAATCCGACGGATGGAATACCTAAGGAGTGACCATGCAAACCACCTCTTTTGAAAATCATACTCCGGTGATGAGTATGCAACTGAAAACGGAAAATCAGTATTTGCCCCGTCGGCGTGACGGCAAGAAATGCCGAGCCATTTTGGCCGCCGTTCAGGAATGGGAGTCCTCATTACCTGGGCGTGCGCAAGACCACGTCGCGCAGCTGGTGGCCGAACAGTGGGAGAAACAAAACGGGCGCGGTATCAGCGTCAATAAACAAAATCTGTATCGCTACCTGAAAAACGAGGGCGGTTCAGAGAAGTACACCAGTTATGTCATCCAGCTTTCGGCGGCGATCGCTGATGCAATGCCGATAGAGATCGCGCGCAAACATGGCCTAAAACATGGCTTAACTGAAACTGAGCTGGTGGCCAATGCGATCAAAGAATGCAGCGAAGCGCACCAGGCCAAGTTACTTGGCGCACCTCTGCAGAAACTAGAGCGTGAAATACGGGAAGCTGCAATTGCACTTTTTAACATGCTCCCTGCAGATGCGGCGGGACCACTACTGGCGAGCATCAGCGCCGTAGCGCCGCAGTTTTTCTAATCGAGTTTTGACAATGACCACCAGCACCAGCTGGTTAATAAGAGGTTTCAGATGGCCCGCATCAGAACAGTTAAACCTGAATTCTGGACAGATGAGAAGGTGGTGGAATGTTCAATTCCAGCGCGTCTCCTGTTTATCGGGTTGTTCAACTTCGCCAACGATATGGGATGCCTTGAGCGTTCGCCAAAACGGTTGAAGATGCAAATCTTCCCTGCGGACGCGCTCGATTGCGAACCACTAATACAGGAACTGATTACTCATGGATTACTCACTGAGTATTCAGTGAATGATGTCTGCTATTTGCAGATTAAAGGTTTCCTTAAGCATCAAAAAATAAACAGGCCTTCGGCCTCAAAAATACCTCTTCCGCCAGAATTCACTGAGTCTAAGGCAGGAAAGGAAGAAAAGAGAGCTCCTAATCAAGGAGGGCTCCATGAGGACTCAGTGAATCCTCATGGAGGACTCACTGACGGAAAAGGAAGGGAAGGGAAGGGAAAAGGATCAAACCCCACTCTCTATGCGCACAAGGGAAATGTTTTTCAGGAACCTCAGTATCTGCCTGGAGTGGATATTCCGATCGGGAAATTCGCCATGCACGACCTTTGGCTACCGTCACAGGACTGGCCGCGACTGGCTGCTACCTGGGGAATAGCGCTTCCCGAACCGGCATACCTGCCGACAGAGCTGGCAGAGTTCACCGCGTACTGGAAATCCGAGGGGAAAGTGTTCACTCAGGTTCAGTGGGAGCAGAAATTTGCCCGCAGCGTGATAAATGCCAGAGCCAAATCCAAACCACAACCAGCAACCGGAGGTAACGGCAATGCAAGAATTCAATCAGTTAACACCGCATCCCGGGCAGTCCAGCAAATTCAGGAAGCCAGAGAGCTCTGGGAGAAGCAACGCGGACTTGCTGGCGGCGGATACTGCATGGCGGCTATGGACGGTCATGGGGGAGATATTCTCGAACCGGTGGACCCAGAAGAACGGGGCGGCTCCCTCGGATATGTGGATTGCCCAGATTGGATCGATGAGTGATGCCCAGATTACCCTGGTCTGCCGCCAGTGCATGGAACGCTGCGCCGCGGGTAACACATGGCCACCGGATCTGGCTGAATTCGTTGCGCTGGTTTCGGCGAGTGGAGCCAACCCATTCAACCTGACGTCCGAAGCTGTGATGGCTGAATACAAGCGCTGGCGCAATGAGTCTTATCGCTTTTCGGGCAGCGACAGATATCCCTGGAAACAGGACGTGCTGTATCACATTTGCGTTGAGATGCGCAGAACGGGAGTTGAGCGAAACCTCACAGAGGGGGAACTAAAAAAACTGGCAGAAAAATTACTTACGAAGTGGGCGAAGCACCTGGCTAATGGATTCTCGATCCCGCCGATTCGCCGACAGCTTGAAGCGCCGCGACATCCGGCTGGGCCTACACCAGCACAGCTTCTGATGGAAGAGTACAAACGCCGCAAGGCGGCAGGTTTAACCAAGTAAACGAGTTTTGACCATGACCAAACAATCAAAAACCAAAGTAACCAAAGCACAGATGGTGCTTGCCATCGTTAGCCGGACGCCAGAATGCGTCCTGCAGGATGTCTGCGATGCGCTCGACTTGCAAGCCAGTACAGCAGGTAACTTGCTGCGGCAGCTCCATGCCGCGGGAAAACTCCATCGTACCCATAACGGCTACCAGTATGTCTATCGAGTGGTTGCAGGCTTTGAGGTTCCCGATGTTGCCCTGCCGCAGGCTGCAACACAATTATCTGAAGAAGATGTGAAAAAAGTCCAGGACGCACTGTCCCTGGCGAAGACCCTGGAAGACAAAAAGCTGTGGCGCCGGGCTGCGACTGTTTACACATCGACGCTTGGGATGGCTACAACAGCAAACGAACTCTGGTTGCTTGCCAAAATGCGTAACCGCTGCCTGCGCAATGCGGCGAGGTGCTGATTATGCCTTAAACAAAATCAACAGCAGCTGGTACGGGATGTCAAAGCTAAGTTTAATTATTCCGGGGTTAGGCAAAGCTAAGATGTCCGCTGAGTGCCAGGAGTGGACGTTGCCCATACACATCGATGCAATGAAAACTAGTATTCATGGGGAAGGCCAGAATGTCCCTGCGTTTTTCAAAGAACGCAGCTAAGAGCTCGTATCACCCCACAAATATCTGCAAGTGTGACCTTATGAACTAAGCATATCTAAACCTTGCTCTCCACATACCCGTTTCCAATGGACTTAGGCTTTGTTGATGAAATCAGATTCTGAGCGAACATCTCTGTCGCCGGTTGCGTTTTCAGGCAATACATACTCTTTCAGGCATACCTGCCTTTTTCATTTTGTTCTGCGCATACACCATGGCCATTGGCTCCTCAAACCGGCTATCGGAATCACTCAGCATTTGTAGACCGCTGAACAGTTGTTTTACCTTGTATATCAATAATGCAAAATCACACACCAAAAAAAAGATAAAAATTAGACTGATAGGAAAAATTCAATGAGAATGGTCTTAAATATCTTGACTGCCAGTGAGGTTTTGTTTTATATGTGGATCTGCGAATTTAAAAGGATAAGTTGAAATGAGCGAAAGGAAAAAAATCGAAGATCAGGCTCTTCTCTATCATTTAACATGTATGGATAATCTCCCTAATATTTTAGACACAGGATTAAGATCCCGTGCGTCAGTAAAAGGCGAGTTTGTTGATGTGGCCGACGGAGAAATAATAACAGGTCGCGAAGCTTTAAATTTGCAAACAATGGTTCCCTTTCATTTTTTTACTAAAAATCCATTTGATGGAAGAGTTTTGAAAGACCATAAAGAAAAATCATTTTGCATTATTTCGGTTAGACGAATATTTGCCAGTAAAAATGGTTGGAAAATTATTCCTAAACATCCATTATCCGCCAGTTCTGCTGTCAGCCTCTTAGATTATGAACAAGGGATGACTCAAATTAACTGGGAGCTTATGAATACAAGGGATTATAAAAATGCAGAATGCAAATCTGTGTGTATGGCTGAGTGTTTATCAAGTGTAACGGTAGAGCCGGAAAATTTTTGTTGCATCTATGTCAAAAATGACGACGAAAAAAAATATGTTGAAGACTTGATAAAAAAACAAGGATTAAGTATATTTGTAACAGTCAACTCTTATATGTTCTAATTCTATGATTAAGTATGCAAGCGGAAATCTTCTAACTTCTACATCTCAGGCTCTTGTGAATGCTGTAAACTGCCAAGGAGTCATGGGAAAGGGTATTGCTTTGGCTTTCAAAGAAAGCTTTCCCAATAATTTCGAAGTTTACAAAAGAGCTTGTGGCACTGGTACAATGAAAATTGGACAGGTTTTACTTGTTGAAGAAAAGGGAAAGATAATCGTAAACTTTCCCACTAAGGATAGTTGGAGAAAAAAATCAACATATGATTTTATCTCGCAAGGCCTTGAATCTTTAACAAAGTCCATAGTCGAAAGAAAAATCACATCAATATCAATACCACCTTTAGGGTGTGGTAACGGGGGTCTCGCTTGGAATAAAGTTGAAGCTCTTATTTTGAAAGCTTTTCAAAGTTTAGATAATGTTGAGGTGGTAATTTACCCGCCTGCAACTAATAATCAACTGTCAAAAAATAAAAACATTATTAATGCTAAGCATCTTTTGGTTCACTATGCCTATGGGAAATTAAAAGTTAAGCAAAAATTCTCCCTTTATACAGTTTTTTATATTTGCGAATGTATTGAGAAAGCAAATCTTTTCTTATTCGATTTTAAACATGGGCGGCCATATTCTTCTGAGTTAGAAAATGTTATGAAGGATATAGCAAACCTTAAAGTCGAGTTGCAGGACGATTTTGACTCTTTTATTGAAGATTATATTAACACTCATCAATCCAAAGAGTTACAAATCGAGTTTGGTAAGCTAATTTCAACTTTAAAGCCAAGTATCAGTTTGCTCAATGAGCTTAAAAATAAGGTTGATTATACAGATAGCGTACATGTGATCACGAGAATTGCCAATGAAAAAAATCATGGCTTGCATCTTGATGATTTCAAAGAAAATAAAAATATTGTGCAACAATTAATTAAAAATGGATTAGTAACCGAAGATATCTTTAAAGAACTAAAAATAAAGGGGAGTTAGCAGCGCTCTTTTATATTTTTCTGCTAAAATTGCGCAGCATCTCCTCTTTCGCATTCACTGTCAACGCAGGCACTCTTACTACAATTTTCCTATCAATTGCGGCACCATGACTTGTTTGTATAAGTGGTATCATGCTGAATAACGGGGATTGACCTGCTCCCCGTTCATTAATACACCGTGATGTTAATAATGTCTTCTTCAATAACATAAGCATATTCCCATGAAGAAGCTTTTTTCCGACGAACAGATCACCAGCTTCCTTTGAGAAACCGAAGCCGGGGTTTCTGCCCAGCAACTCAGCCCAAAACACACTATTTCGGACGCTACTTTCTATACTTGGCGCAAGAAGCTTGACGGCATGGAAGTATTCGAGGCGAAGGGGCTCAAGCTATAAGTATCTCAGAAAATCGCGCCAGTAACATTTGAAGCCCCCTTGTAATCTTATTAAGTCAACTTCCGCTCCTCGCTCGAAGCAGACCTTCATCCCATTCAGGTTGTCCGCTCTGTGCCAAGAGCGGAATCTGGAGCTATCAACGGTGTTGATCACCACAAAAATGACTGCATCCCTGTGATAGCGGATTTCGTCCTTTGTGGAGAAAAGATCAATCTAAACATGAGCATGGGTTAGCGAAAAGTGGCATTAAACGCTTGAACATTTCACCTAACAAGTATACTGTTTATTTATACAGTACTTGCGTGAGGAGCTAGTTATGAAAGTGGAAATCACAATTGATCGCCAAAAAAAATTGCCGGATGGCGCTGTGCCTGCTCTGGAGAAGGAGCTACTGCGGCGATTGGATCAAAACTTTAATAACTGCAGTCTTGTGATTCGTCGTGCCAGCTCCGATGGTTTGACCGTGCTTGGTGGAATGGACGGAGATAAAAAACGTATTGAGGAAATCCTGCAAGACACCTGGGAAAGCGCTGATGACTGGTTCTGTTAAGTTAAGGTCCAGTGGCTTGCCTGGTTTATTTTGAGGATTTTGCTGTGAGTAAAAAACAAGAAATGCCGAACACCGGCTATGCAATTATCAGATGCGACGATGGGGTGATCGTTGCTCGTCTTACATCCTTTCCTGTGTGCGAGCGCGCTTTAATGTACCGGCGCGGCGACACTGTTTCGTTTATGCCTTTGCAGCCGGATGAGATCGTGGGGACTCTCTCTCTTTTTTCACAGATGATTGAAAAGGCTAAGTCTGGAGTTGGTTACCAGGTTCCCCCTGGTTCTGTTACAATCCCGTCATAGGCCTGAACAACCTATACCTGCTGCGTCGCGGAGAGAAACCATGACGCAAACCCCCGAAGTATCAAAATCCCATCAGACTGGTGCTCCTTCATCGAGCGCCGGTTTGCTTTCGTCTTCAAAACTAACTTTTCGCCAGCAGGAAGTTTTCGATCTGCTGGTGGCCTACATCAATCAGCATGGCTACCCACCTACGCTATCTGAGCTGGCCGATATGCTCGGCGTTAGCTCGTCTAATGCTGTTCTGTTGCATCTACGTGCGTTAGAGAGAAAAAATTTTATAAAACTCTCTTGCCGTGTCTCCAGAGGAATTTCCATCGTCGGGCGAAAGGAGCCTATGCTCGCCGTGCAGCTGTTGCAGGAGATGATCGCTGAAGAACCCGGCGCGCGTGAAAGAGCGATTGAGTTTTTGCGACTGTTTGGTGATCAGCCATGAAGAAAAGTTGGTTTTTACACGAGCAACTTTCAGAGGCTGAGGCTACAGAGCTGGTGGAGCGATACCGTAAAAATAACTGTGTGGTTGAGAAGAGCTTATCCAGAGACTTTGCATCGTGGGAGATCCGCGTGCTGTTGCCGGAATCGAAGAAGCCGCCACGGATTGACAGGACCTACATACAGAAGATGTGGAGGGACTGATGCGAGCTTTGCTTAACGTGGATATTGCACGCCATCTTGGAATTGTGCTGCTTAAGCCGGGTAGTGAATTAATGCCGTTATTCGGTGCCGGCCGAGTTCTTGTTGAAATGCCGCCGGCAAGCATGAAAAAGATACCCAGCGGGCGTCTTCCTGATGCCCGGCAGCCGTTGCGGGATGATATGGGGCTCAGACCATTTTTCATGAAGAAGGCAGTTATCACTGCGGCTGGTGGGGTTAGTGCCCTCGAGTCATGGTTGCGTAGGCAGGTTAAAAAATGTCAGTGGACACATTCCGATTACCATCACCATGAGCTCGTCCCGTTTCGCCATTCGACGGGTGTAATCATCGCATGCTGGCACTGTGATAATGAGCTGAAAAACCAAACGGAACAAACCCTCGATCAACTCGTAGGTGTTAATAACGCTGACTGGATAATCGACACTGCCCGCATCGCGCTTGGGCTGGACGATCAGCGATCACTGTCACTGGCGGAGCTATGCTGGTGGGCGGTAGGCGCTGGGATTGGCGATGAAATTACAGAAGAAATGGCGCGCCGATCCCTGCGTATTAAAGACGATGGCATTAAATCGGTTTACAGGGAGAGTGAGATTGTTCCGTCGGTACCGGCCACCAGCATTCTTTCTCCCCGTCTCGAAAAAGCGATCAGACCAACGGCAATAACAACGCAGGGCAAACCTCTGGTACCTGTGAACGTCGATCCTGTTGCGCCGGCGACACTATTCGCCAGACCTAAGCGGATTCGATGGTTATCAGCTGACTTTATCTCATGGGTGAAAAAACAGCCGTGTATGTGCTGTGGGCAACCTGCAGATGATGCACACCATCTTATTGGCTGGGGGCAGGGCGGCGTAGGCACCAAGGCCCACGATGTTTTTACGATCCCATTATGCCGCAAGCACCACCGTGCTTTGCACCATGACCCTGCCGCTTTTGAGCGTGAATACGGCACCCAGCCGGTATTGATTATTAAATTGCTGGACCGGGCATACGCGCTCGGCGTTCTTTCCTGAGGAGCTTTAAAAATGAGAGATATGTACGAAATATTGGACCGTTGGGGAGCTTGGGCGGCTTCTGACAATAGTGGTGTTGACTGGCAACCCATTGCTGCTGGGTTTAAAGGTTTGCTACCTCATGGAAAGAAAACACGCCAGCAATGCGATGATGATGAAGGTATCATGATTGACGGTTGTATAGCGCGATTGCGGAAATATAAGCCAGAAGAGTATGAGTTAATTATTGCTCATTTTATTATCGGAATCTCCTTACGTAGCATCGCTAAGAAACGTAAATGCTCTGATGGTACCATCAGGAAAGAATTGCATAAGGCCATGGGGTTCATTGATGGTATCATTTCTATGATACTATAGTTTAAATGGCCGCATCGGCGGCCATTTTTTATGCTTTACGTTTTGAATTTGATCGAAACCTTTGCTTAGTTATTTCAGAGTTGAAATAGTCTTCATCCAAGAAGTTAAGTAACTCTTTTATTTCTTTTTTATTTGTTGGCATTTCTATTTTCTCGGAGCTTCCTGAGCCGGTCGTTTTTATAGGGAAGTTCAAAGTTAGCGCTGCGTTTTTTATTTCGGTTACAGTATGATTTACCAATATTTTAGATTTGTTTATTAATGTGACTTTTTTTCTTATGACGTTATCTGCAAGGGCTGGAAGATCAAACCCCACTGGTATATTAAAAACTGGTTGGTTTACAAAGTCAGAAATCTCTTGCTTTGTTGCTTCAGCAAAATAAGAACTCATATCAAATATGCTTCTCAGGTTGTTGAAGTTCCTGAACTTTATTTTATCTCCTTCAAGGATTGCAACTAATTTATCGTCTAGATTGAAACCCAAAAGATCTGACATCGTAAATGAATTTTTACTGAGCCATAAGTATCTTGACTCGTTAAGTATCTGTTTTTTTGAAAAGGTTTGGATTGCTATTTTGTCTTTCACTTGAGGATACGCAGGAGCCATAAAAAAAGCTGTTATATCATTAAGCCCAACATTTTTTGTCCACAAAGGCATTGCGGTGCTACGCTGAACTGCATCAAGAAGTATTTTTCCTTCATCAAAGTTATCTATATAACTACATTCATTATAGCTAGGGGTATATCCGGCTTCGAAAACAAGTTCCGTATTGTGATGACTTTCAAAAAGAGATAACTGGTCATCAAATATTTTTTTGATTTTGATGTCTGTTTGTCTGTCGGTATCAATACGATACACTTTCACAGCAGAGTTTTTATTCATCATTGCAAAAAGGCTCATATTATTTCCTTGTTACATGCATAAATGTGTAGTCTGTAAGTTGAATAACTTCAAAATCTCTGTTTTTTAAATTTGTAATAACTTCTTTGGATATCAACACAAATCCAACGCCAGTATCGTCTTCTGCTTCATAAAATTTAAATCCTAAAGCGGAGATAAGAGGGTTGAAATTATAGTTCTCAGAGAAACATATATAAACGATAAGAGATATATAGAAAAATACTGCATATTGCCATTTATCGGCGATTGAATCTGTCCCTAATAAAGGGAATAGATAACTCAAGAAATAATTGGTAACCTCTTTATTTGCAGGAGATATGGTCTCAACATTCTTATAAAGAGAAGGGAGGTTTTTATTTGCATAGTGTAGGAAAAAAATAACTGATATAAAACTAGCAAGACAGATCCCTAACGACCACCAAATAAGCCATGGCTTGTTTTTCATATATCCTATAAATATCAGCGTGATACCTACAGGAGCTATCGAACTTGCTGTTAAAAGAAACCTTGCAATTTTGTTCATTGAACACTCCCATGATACTGTTTTTTTGTACAGTATAAATCATGTGGATGTCTAATACATCATCCTTGTGAAAAAACACTATACACAAATGAGTAACGCGTACGCAAAAACTATCGTAATCTGTTAAGAGTGGTCACTTAGACACACAGCTTAAACATCAAACCTCGCCAAATGGCGGGGTTTTTTGCTTTTCAGGCCTAGGCTAGAACCTACTGATTAGGCTGGTTAGCTGGAGCCTGAGACCTATCCCTTATCTTTCCGCGTCCTTACTTACCTGGAAGTAGATACAATGAAAACGTTCAACAACTGGTTTGAGATACTGAGTTGAAGAGTTAGTAGTATGGAGACCCCCCTCTGTGCACCTTGCTGGGTTCTACTGTTAAGGCTTGGCGTTTATCAAACACAGGCAGTTATACATCTGACATTGACGCTTCGAATGTTTGGATCATAAATTATTGATGTGGTGAATCCCCCTATGCGGAGGGGCGACCAGTCAGTTACAGAAACCTGTAAATGCAGCGCGGGTCATGCCGACTGGGGCATGCTCACCGGGAGGCACCCGGCACCACACTGCCACTAAACATATTTAAGATTTATGGCAGGTTTACTTTTGCGGTTGCCCTTCTATGTTTATAGAACGTAACGGCAAAAGTGAATGCTTCCTGGTAAATCGGTAGCTCGGACTATTAGGAGTGCCTTCGTTTCGTTACTACCTAGAATGCCTACTTTCTGCCCGCCTTCAGGCGGGCTTTTTTACGCCATCAATAGTGCGCTTCAGAAAGAAAAGGTAAACATCATTTGAAGGCTGCGCTTTGCGTGGCCTTTCTTATTTCAGGCTCACGGGAATCATCATCGATACGGCTCGTTGTTAAATCAGCCCGATGGGCCTGACCCCCTACACGCACAAAGCACCCCGTTAACCCGGAGGTGGAGTATGTATCGAATGGACAAGCTAACAACAGGTATTGCCTACGGAACTTCCGCAGGTAACGCGGGGTTCTGGATGTTGCAATTGCTCGACAAAGTATCCCCATCCCAGTGGGCCGCTATCGGTGTTCTGGGAAGTCTGGTATTCGGCTTGCTGACATACCTGACGAATCTGTTTTTCAAAATTAAAGAAGATCGGCGAAAAGCTGCTCGAGGTGAATAATGTCTCCGACACTACGTAAAAGCGTTCTTGCGGCGGTCGGCGGCGGGGCCTTGGCGATTGCCTCTGCACTCATCACTGGCCCGACGGGTAATGATGGGCTTGAGGGAGTGCGATACGACCCTTATCAGGATGTGGTAGGTGTCTGGACGGTTTGTTACGGCCACACAGGTAAAGACATCATGCTCGGCAAAACCTATACCGAGGCAGAGTGTCGGGCGCTACTAAATAAAGACCTGAATACCGTCGCCAGGCAGATCAACCCTTACATCAAAAAACCGATCCCAGAAACAATGCGTGGGGCTCTGTACTCATTTGCCTATAACGTCGGTGCCGGGAACTTCCAGACCTCAACTCTGCTTCACAAAATCAACAAGGGGGACCAGAAAGGTGCATGTGATCAACTGCGCCGCTGGACCTATGCCAAAGGTAAGCAGTGGAAAGGACTTATTACCCGGAGGGAAGTTGAGCGTGAAGTTTGTTTATGGGAGCAAAGATGA